GATTTCCCTAAGAATTTGCCCTGTGTACCTCACAGGTAAGGTTTAGTCAATATAACTGAAAGTAATTATACTGTCAATTATTGTTGATTATTTGGCATGATAGATTGATCGGCTGCTTGCATGGCTGCATATTGCTCACGGTTACGCATCTGTATCTCACGCTCTAGTCTTGCCGTGTCCATGTTGTGCAATAGTAAGTCTGCAATAGCTTCGATCTCTACCCTATTCTGGCTTGTAATGGCTCTGGTGTTGGCATCATGCACCCTGGCCTGCAATATAGACTCTGTATTGTGCGCTTTGCTTGTCTGGCGCATCAATTCACGCTGTGTTTCAGCCTGTTGCTTAACGCCCTCAATATCCGCACGCTGCTTCATAGCCAATTGCATAGCTTGCATTTGTTGTTGCATTTGTTGCACTTGGCCTTGCGCTGCTTTGAGCTTAATTTGTATTTCAGGCGGTATGTCTGAATGCTCGTCAATCTGCGCCATCGGGTTCATAGCAGCCAAACGGTCTGCAATGGTATCTGCGCCAGGAAAATCCATGTTGCGAAACACCAAATCGGCTGCAGCATTAAACAATTGCTCGTTGCCCTGTAACAATGGCATCATGGCTTCGACCGCTTCTTGGCGCTTGGAGTTGTAACCTGGGCCAGTTTCCATCACCACGTCATATTGACCAACAGTTACATCATTTTTGACCTTGCCAACTGCTGTGCGTTCGTTAATTGTAAGTAGATCAGGTTTACCATCATCCCCAATAATACGCATGATGCGCTCAGTATCATAAATCTTAGGAATTAAGTCTAGAATAATCTTGCCTGTGTACGCAATAGATTTGGTTAAATTGTCGTACAAGTCAAAGTTAGTCAAATCAACTTGCATTTGCTGACCATTCAGCGCCTTACCAGACATATTGCCTGGCAGTTGTTGGCTAGGATCATATATTCCAATGATCGTTGCCATGTCCTGATTGATTTCCTGAGCCGCTGTCAATATCCCAGTAGGAGGAGGCTCTGGTTGCATCCTTTGTGGAGGAGGAGCTGGGTTGCCATCAATATCAGTCTGCTTATATCTCAAAGTAGCCATTGATTTGATGTTGGCACTTGCCCAGTCCAACTCATGACCCTCATCCTGTCCCTCTGCCATCACCCATTTCGCCTTTGGAGCTAATGCCACAGATTCAGTCATAGATGTAACCCAGAAGTTGTACATTCTTTGGGCATCTTTAGCATGACGCACCATACCAAACTTCTTGCGCTTATCTCCGATTACAACGTGCCGTCCGTAAACTGGAACAATTGGGATGTAATAACCAGGCCAATCACGCTCCTCTAGCACCGCAGTAGCTGTTAGCTTTTTCCATTTAATAGTGCGCTTAATAGATTTACGTTCGTTAACAACAAATAGCCCAGCACGTTCAATTCTGTCAAAGAAGTCTTTACCTTCGGCAAATCGTGTAGAACCATCGGAGAGTTGATATAGAGTTGCGGGTTCTCTGACTGTGTACCAATACTCTGCTACTCTTATGTCTTCTTTGGTAATCCATTCGCTTTGCGTATCTCCAGTTCCACGGCTTAAAAATGATGTTTCATCCACGTCAGGGTACAGCTTCCTGAATGTGGTTTTAGGCATCATTGTAGTAATTAAACAACGCTCTTGGTCTGAGCCATCAACCGCAATACTGTTTGGGTCTAAATAGACTGTAAATGGGTTGTCAATCGGATCAATAAAGATTTCTTGGTCAAAAGAATCTTCCCTCACATAGCGGTGATCAATACGCCAGTAACCCCAGCCCATGCGAACTGCATAGTTGTACGCATTATCGTACGCATTGTCAGCGTTGGAATTGACTTCAATATGACGAATTATGCCCTGAACGACTTTAGCTTCCGCAGCATCTTCTTGCGTATTAGTCGCATGTACCTTGATTCTCGGACGTTGTTGACGTTGCTGATTTGTAACTTGACGGCAATATCCGTCTAATTTATTGATGGTTAATACTGGCCTAGACTCTAAATTACGACTGTTCTGGAGGTCTACAGGCCATTGATCCCCGCCAGATGCAAACTTTAGGTCTTCTAAAGCCTCTTGGCGGTTCATGGTGTCTGCATCATTGGCAAACTTTAGAAACTGTTTAGCTTCGTCAATTATTGGATCGTAATCTTGCGTATTTGAATCGTATGCCATGTTTGCCTTTATTTATTGAGTTCTTCGTCATGCCAACCAAACTCATAAGGATAACCTTCAGATGAAAGTTCTTTAGCTTTTACAGTTTTTTTGACAATATCATAATCACCATTTAAAACATTTTCGCCATGCCATTTAGCGTAAGTTGGACTTGTTGTCACCCAATCTCCATGATTTATATCTTTAATCCCACTAGGCACAGCTCTGTAAACGTCAATTTGAGCTTCAGGCTTACCTTTAGCTTTTGTAGCCGCCCTGTGCCATTCAGAATCAATTGGATATTCTCCTATACCATAAATTCTTTTACCACTTAAAGAATAAACTTCAGCAGGCATAATTTTGGATAAATCATCTAATGTGGCTCCGTAAACTTTAGCATTTGGAGCAACATGACTTCCTTTATATTCAACAGTTCCAATAGGACTGTAAGAATTAGCCATATTTCTAGCCAATTCCATAGTTTTTGGACCAGATAAACCAGGTTCTTGTGTAGCTTCAGACAATTGTTGATTATAATTTCTTGCTTGATCATTAGCATTACCTACCATTTGCTGAAAACTAGCAATTGGATTTATGGCGGTATCTGTTAATCTACGCTTAAAACTATCTGCAGCGCTAAATATATCGGCTAGTGTAGGCACATTTACTCCAAATAAGTTATAACGCCATCCACGACTGTGGTGGTGCATAGTTTACTTGCTTTGGTCTTTTTGGTCTAGTCTCTTGAACACCTAAAGCAACCATACGGAAAGCATCAGCTCCATGACTGTATTGGTCATGAAGTGGGTTTTTACTAAAAGCCTTTGTCTCTGGGTCTACCTCATACTTGTAATGCCTGAGACATTGCAAGCCATCATAGCAATTATCCCTGTCAAAAAAGCAATTCCTGAACATGGTTCTGGAGGCATTAATTGAGTCCACAATGCTAGTTCTTGGAATTATTTTGGTCTTGAACCCAGCATTTCTGACAATTTCCTCAATAGTTCTGCCCTGAGCCGCCAAAGTCTTATTCTGTGCATCATGTGGCAGCCAGAGTGTGTCATAGACATAGCCAAATGTCTGCATCAGTGCTAGGTAATGACTCATAGTCTGCTGACTATCCTCTATGTACCTAATAAATCTGATTTCTTGAGCTATGAACTGGACAAACCAGATGGATGTGGAATCTGCCCAGCCCAAATCAAACACAGCATGAACTGGCTTGGTAGGGTCATATCTAACTTTGGTAATTCTTTCCTCCAGCTCTGCCATTTGCATTTCTCTAGCAAACACAGCTCCATCCACAGTCTGCCTGCATAATCCCTCCCAAACTGTGTTGTAAGCCTCTGGGTCTCTAGATTGTAGAGTTCTCCTCTCATGGTCTAAGACTTCTGGAAACCAAGGGTTATCTGACCAGTTCACCTTTTGGGTGATGCAGTTATCAGGCTTATTTAGGATAAATCTCTGGTATGTGGCATCAGACTCTAGCTCTGGGTTCATGGTTATCCAGATTTCTGAGTCTTTTGCCCTGATAGTAGGAATAAGAATATCCCAGCTCCTTGCTGAAACTGCCTGAGCCTCCTCTACCCAGACAATTGTGCAACCCTCGTAGGATTTAATATTGTGTGGATTATTTTTCAGCCCCACAAAGGCAAACTCAGTCCCATTTGCTCCCCTAATGGAGTTTTGAGTAATCTCATAAAACCCAATTAACCCCAGCTCAGCAATCTGGTCACTTAATAACTTATGAACTGATTGAGATATGGAGTTCTGAAATTCCCTGGCACACAAAATCCTATGGACTTGCTTTGCACCCAAGATGAGCAATGCTCTAGCAACAGACCATGATTTTGCTGAACCCCTACCTCCAAAAATGCATTTATATCTGGATGGCTGGAACAGGCACTGGAGCTTGACTGGAAACTCAGCCTTTTTAATAGCTTGATTAAGTTCACTCTGCTCCATCTGGCTTTACAAATGTGACCTGAAGATGAGGCATGATGACATTCCCACTTGCATCTTCAAGAGTTGTTGCCTGAACTGCCTTCCCATCAATCCTATCCATTAGCTCTCTGATTGCCCAAGGTTCACCTTCCTCAGCTTTGCTAATCAGGACTTCAGCAATTGCTCTAGCTCTATGAGGCTCTTGGGAAAGAATCATCCTCAGCTTTTCCTGGAAAAGTCTGCCTTTAGCTGAGTTAATATTACCTAGTGGAGCACCCATATTGTAGATTTTAGTAAATTATTGATTTTTATATTACTTTTAGTTATTTGGACATGACTTTTTGTATTAACCCACCAAGTCTATCATCAGATAATACTTTAGTGTATCCATTGTTAATTAATTGATGAATTGCAGTTGCTTTATCTTCATGCTGACTATCTTTAATTGCTCCTTGATTGTCATATTCAGTAGCTTGTTGTTTACCTTTTTCTTTGGGACTTTCATGTATAAATGAAAATCTTTTTTTGTCTTTATGCATAAACCCATTAATTTCAGACTTAGCTAATTCTTTTGCAAAATGATGAATTGCTTTATCAGATATTGGTCTTGCTTCTATTTGGTTGATCTTACTGGCATCTATTGGTTTATCAGAAGCAAAGGCTCTTTCATGAATTGGGGTAATTTTTGTTCCCAACATGGATTGTTGTGAGTTTTCAATAGGTCTAAGTGGAGTGTGGTAAACATAGCCTTCATGACCAAAAGATGCGTTTTCCACATCCTCTGGTACATCTTTTGACATTCTTTCTAATACTTGTTCATGGCTTTTGTCTTCTTTCAACAAACCATGTCTAAGCATTTCTTGCCTATCAAATTCAGCTTTATTTGCACTTGTTACAGTTGGCATAATTAGGCTTGTGTAGTTTCAGTAGCCTCAATTGTAGTTTCTTGCACTGGTTGTGCAACAGGCATTTGCTCATTAGCTTTGTGCATTAGTTTCTGAACCAATATTTGCATATCCCTGATTTTGTGCTCAAGGCTAGTAATTATTAAGTTTACATCTTGTATTTCATGTTCAAATATCATTTTTTCTTTCCTTGTTGGTGTTTTCTGCCTGTACCTTTTTTGGTATAGCTTGGGTTTTTGCCTGCTTGCCATTTCATGAACAAATGTTCATCAAATCCAAGTGCTATTAATAAATGGACTGCTAGACTAGCTTTCATTTCTTTTTCTTGGCTTTTTCAGCCTCTCTCTTTTCACTGTAAGCAATAGCGACAGCCTGTTTGATGGGCTTGCCTGCCTTTACCTCAGCCTTGATATTTTCTTTAAATGCTTTGGGTGATGTGGATTTTTTGAGTGGCATGTTAACAGTTCCAGTTCTTAAGTGATGCTTTAGCCCTTTCAGCAGGACCTTTAGCTTTGGCTACAACTCCCTCCATCCGCGCACAAAATGATGCCTTTCTACCAGCATCTTTCTCTGTTTTGGGGTTTGGAGCAGGAGGCTTTAGGTTTGATCCATTCTTTTTATTGTATTCTGCCCTTCCTTTTGCAGTCATACCAGCACCTTTCTCAGTAGGGTTGTATGTTTTACCCTTTCCTGTTGTTTTGTGCTCTATTGGTTTGTCATGTTTTTTAGTCATTTTTTGGCAGTCTTTGCAGATTGTTTAAATGCATCAGCAGTTGGAGCACCTTTAGAACCAGGCTTTCTCATCTTCTCAACTGGTTTGCCCTCAGCCTTTTCTTTTTTTATTCTTTCCTGCTTTGCATGGATATTAGCGTACAGTCCAGTCTTTGCCATTATTCTTGCTCCTCAATAAAACAAACATCTTGCCAAGACATTACTAATAGCTTTTCATCACCATCTTTAAAGTTATGGTACTTTAAGTATTCATCTTTGTAATCTTTTGCCAAAGTGCCAAAATATATCTTATCCCCTACTTTTAGACCTTCAGCCTCTGCCTCATCCCCAACTGCCACAATATGTCCTACTGTGTCTGCCTCAGCAGTCTGGACATATAAAGTGGACTGTATTCTAGGAATAGGTCTAACAATAATCTTGTCTTTTATGGGTTTCATGGGATTTGCCTCCCACTTAATTTTGGTCTGCCAGGCTTTTTCTTTTCTGCCTGGTCTATTGCTGGGTTCATAACAACACCTAGCTCTAAATCAACTTTAGGCAATGTTATTGTGGTTGCCAAAATTGGATTATGTTCACCACACCAATCTGTGCTATTTCTGTTTTGGAAAGTAGGGTATCTTTTACAAACACCCATTTCCCTAAATCCCTCTTGGGAAAAATATCTACAAGTCTTACAATGTTGAGCAGTCAATTCAAATCCTTATTATTTGGGTTGATTAGAGATACCCCTTAGACCACGAATCTTTGGGGTATTTCGCTTTTCACATAGTGTCTTGGATATGTGGTGTTCTCTCATGAACATAACACTCAGACTCTTTTGAGCCAGTGTTGAACTCACCAGTACGACCATCATTTTTACCCATGTGGCTGCCATCACGCATACCGATTGTGTCTGCTTTACCCATGCCTACACCACCGACTAGTTTAGCTTTGCGCTCACCAGACATATCACTTGCGTTAACGCCTTTAGGCATCTTTTCGCCAGTCATGCCTTTTGTGCCTTTTGTGCTGTTTACACCAGACTCTAAACCCATTTTTTCACCAGTTCTATCTGATGACTTAGCCCCTTTAGGCTCTTTTTCCATTCCATAATATCCCATTTTTTGTTCCTTGCAAGTTAAAAATTGGAGTCTCAATTATCCCAAATCACTATCTCTTGTCAAGTGAATTTTGTTG